TTTTCCGCTGGGGTCACATCTAATCTAAATCCATTGTTTATGCCGTCATAGATGTAAGGTATGATCTGATACTGTTTACTCTGTTCGACAGCCTTGGTCCATACGTTTAATTTTGTCTGTGAGTCGTCGCTATTATTTTTGTATAGATAACCTGTGTTAACTTTGGCTGTATAATCTATCCTATCTACGTTATAGAGGAAAGTGTCCGTATCAAAGTTGTTTTCAAATTGTATATCTCCGACGTTGTTGATATTTTTGTAGGCTAACGGGAATCCTAATACAGGGTCATCTGTACCTGTACCTTCTTTATAACTGAATATTTTAGTACCAACGAATGTCTGCGTGGTGTTGGCCGCTGGATACTTGGTACGATCGCTAAAGCTGACTCCGTCTTGGTCTAATACATCAAAATAGGGTGATTGATTTTGTGTAGATTTGATCTGCCCTTCATCCCATACAGAACCATCGTACCAAAAACTCTTGCCGTTGTTGTCTACTCCGTTTAGAACACTGACAACATCATTTTCTTGTACATCTCCGTCAGCGGCCAGTGTTAGGTGGATCACCTTGGGATCAGTGGCAGAAAATCCCACTTGATCCACGAAGTTTACAACCCATATCTTTCCTCTGGTTAATGGATCTTCGTCTGCGGCAAAGATTACACGCATACCATTGACCACGTTGGTGCTGTCAATATAAACACCGCGCAGGCCTTCTACATCAAGGAAAGGTCTTTGAAAATCTGTATCGTAGAGATCCACTGGCTGTAGCGCATGTTTTCCAAAATCGTATAGCTGTAAGTCTGCTTCAAATTCTAAGATAGGTCGTTTGGCTCTATTGTCCTGATCTAATATCAGCTCGGTCCTATTATACAGGCTAGACAACGCTAATATGTCTTTATGGAACCAACGATTACATCTACTCCACGGACTTTGATCTCTGCTAGATCTGTTAATAACGATGTAGTCAGGTGTAGTCAAACTAGTACTGGTGTTTATCTCCAGACTACCATAGAATGCACTACCTACAAAATAAGGATAGGTAGGTGTACCTCCCGAATCCTGTGTGGCAAAATAAGCGTATGTACCTGCAGGGAAGTCTGGTGTTACACAAAATCGACCATTGTATTGATCTAATGTTCCACTGCCAGCTGAGTAAGAATAATCCTCTATAAATGTACCAGGATTATATTCAAAACTCACGGTACTACCTTCAAGGATGGTAACGTTTGAGCTTAATTGAACTTGGTTAGGAGATCCATAAAACGGTTCTAGACCTTCTACCGTCTGTAGGCCATTCCTGACTATCCAGACCGATCCGGCTGCGATGCCGCTATCATTTGAGTTTAATCTCATGCCTGGATTGAGTCCAAACGTGCTACTCACTGTGATATTGCTGCTAGTAACAGCATTGGCTGTTACTGTAACAGTTTTACCGCTTGGTCTACTGGCCAATCCACCGTTATAGACATAGGAGCTGTTCATCCGTATGACTGAGCTGCCGCTACTCATTGGATCTATATAGCCGTATGGTCCGTATATAGGATATCCATCGCTAGCAAAACCTATCAGCTTGCTATGTCCGTCTGAATTTAGATATCCGTTTTCTGCTGATGTGAATCCTGATACATTACCCCATGCGTTGGCTGTGATAAATGTGCTGTCAGTGTAGTGATAATCGTCGTCGGCCCCAGGGTAGCCGTTGTAAGAATCTTGTCCGTTTATCTTGGCTAGACTGGAATTATAATGCCACTGCGTTCCGCTTACTCCCGGAACATAACATCCGTTATACGTTCCATTAATCACTATGCCAGGCAATGTCATGCCAATAATACCGTTTCTTAATAGGGCAGATGCATGTTCTCCCTGCTGATTGAGACCGCCTCGATAAGGGATCTTTACTGTTAGATCCTGATCAATTACATAATTTGGATTGGCTGCATTGGGGAAAGTACCCGCTAATATAGCAGTGCCGTCAGGAGCATCTGTGGTGGTAATAGTAAGCTGATCTTTTGATGCATTTAAACTGGCATTAGCCAGTGCATCAAAGCTGACTGTAGGATCAAAGTTAGCACCTGATACCGGTTCGTTGATATCTAATGCTGACACTAGCGTCAGCCTGATACTGATCCCGACACCATCTACGTAGTATTCGTTGTTTTCGTAACTTGCAGGAGTGACACCTGTGTCAAATCGTATTTTCAATCCATTAGAAAAAGTAATACCGTTGGGACTGATGTAATTCTGCTTACCCAATATCTCTGTCGGCACATCTATCGAGCGACTATTAACTTCAACTAACTTGATAATGCCCACTTGCCCTTCTAGACTTCCGTCTTGATAGTAGAGAGTATCGAGATTGGCAGTAATGACCGGTACTTGTTTCAAAGTACCGTTCGGATCTTTATACCATTCTGTATTGCCGTAGCTTACGCCTGACTGTACGATAACTTTATTGTTTGCTGGTATGCCGGTTATGTAGTTTAAATTAAACGTATAGTCAGCGCCTGTAACTACTAGCTCGATCTGCCATACACCGTAACGCTGCGTTGCTACTACTGTGGTACTATCTGCTGTCCAGTATGTATCGTCTTCGTACGATTGTCCAAACACAAGATACTTGTTGTTTAAGTTTGTACGTTGACCATCTATACCATTATAGGTGCCCAGGAAGGTACTTAATAACTGACCTTGGATCTGTGAATAACTCAGTGTAGTAACTAGGTCGATGTTCTGCACCACATTCATATCTACAAATAGATCTTGTGCAGTCTTGCTTGGAACGTTAAAAGTAACAGTACCTTTATCATCACCGTTATTAGTCACACCAAACACCTGTCTACTGGACAGATTGTTATTGTTGAGTTGCTTACCGCTCAGTCCTGGATCGGACTGTATCCAGAAAGATTTACCTGATTGATTGATCTTAAACTGATAGCTGCCACCACGAGCTAATACTAAGTCAGGATTAGTTCCATTACCATATCCACTAATGTTGTAGACTTGCGTACCGTTGTTTGGATAGATGTAAAAAGTGCGCTCTAGATCCGCTGCTCCGGAGAATACATCGACGGCCTGTGGACCGCTAGGTAACCAATAGTACTGTCCAAAATTGATAAACGCATCTAGGTTAACATGCGGGTCAAAACTATAGAATTCATTGGACCATAAACCGCTGGGATTATTGACCTTACCTCCGAGATAACTTATCTTTTGTAGTACTTCGGGATAGGTAACGTGGAAGTCAACACTTCCTGATACTGTATCTTTAACTACGACACTGGGTTCAAGTTGATACGTCGAACGTGCTATAGTAGGTTCCTGCACATATTTTGAAAAATCATTCTTACCAGGACTAAACTTTCTACCCACATACCCGTTGATTGGAACTAAGTTGGGTTGGGTTACCAGCTGATCCAGAGTCGCATTTAAGAACTTTTGATTAGCATCAGTCTGGAATATCCCAGGTAGGAAAGGTAATGTTTTTGTTATAGGCATCTGTTTTTTATCTTTAGTTTATGATAGTATTTACCGATTGATTTTGCAGGTTCAATTGTGCCGCAGTAATAGCAGTGATAACCTCGATGTTTTCCACGGTGGCACAGCTGATCAGTATCTCGTCGGGTTCTGAAGAGATCTGCTGTAATGAACCGTAGACCTGTGACGCACTATTAGGTACTATGATAATGCTGCTGATATTAGGCGCAAGACCTTGCTGTATGTATGTGGCCAGCTCAGTAAAGTAGAATGTTTCACCAAAATCCCAGTTAGCAGTATTAAAGAACGCATTGATATAGGCTAAAACCTTGCTACGTATCTCACTGTCTGTGATATTGACATTACTATTTTTGATCACCTTGAATGTAGCTTGGAATTCTGATCTGGCTTTATTACCAAACAAAGGTTTAAATTTGGCATTATTGAACACTAGAGCATCACTAACGCTCTTGTAATTTTCTAGATCACCAAATTGTATCCTCAGTGCTTCATTAGTAGCTTCGCTGGGTTCTGTCGCTGTTCCTGTGGTATCCAATGCCCACGCTCTGTATTGTGCTTCGTATTCTTTGGTCAACACATAAAGATCTATTAGATTGTTTGGACTTGGATCTAGTCTTCTGTTACCCGGAGCATTATGTCTATATTGGAAATATAGATCCTGCCGCCCTACACGGGCGATATAATCATTGCTCAAGGTTAAAGATCTAGTAGAACCGGATATGGTCAACACATAAAATAATTGTTCTGTAGTTGTATAGAATATCTGCCCTTCTACATAATTGTTTATGGAGGGCAATATGGATGCTTTATTAACGAACTCTGTGTTGACTAATGCATTACTTACGTTGGTATACGTGACGAAACTATCATATCCATATGTCTTGACAAAGAATACATATTTGTTGTTTGGATTTGTGGTAGGTTTTACTATAGTATCGAAGATATCGGGGTTGTCTGGGACACCGTCGTCGTTTTAATCACTATAGGTAATAAGAGCCTTGCTGGCATCAACATAACCGTCGGACTCTGCAATTTGATCGTATATATACCAAAGTACGTTCTGTGCCAGTGGTGCACCATCATCAGGATCTCCATTGACCTTTAATATATTCACATTATCGTTAACTGTGCGACCAGTAACAGGATCAAATATCTTGAAGCTGTTATCGTAATAGAATTTAGTCTCTCTTCTACTGGCGAATACGTAATCTAACCCCCTGATAGCTGTAGTATAGATTGGACCATTAACGGTAAAACTTAATAGCCAGCTGGCATCCAGACTCTGTCCGTAGGGATCGCCTTCGTTGACCTGACTAAACGGATCAGTTAAATCCATATTCTGTGCAGTCACGATAGCCCAGTCATTGGCCGACTGACTATATCTGATGCCAAATTCTGTATAGCTGGATATCAATGTTATTAACTGAGACTTAAAGCTGGTACTAAAATCGTTGGCAAATGCTGGTATTACCATCGTAGCTATAGCTCCATCGGGAACATTGTCAGTTAACCAAACCGGGCCTTTACCGCTGGACAGATTTCCCTGGCTACCGTTGCCAAATAATTTTTCCACTGCCACATAAAGTAATAATTGTCCATTGGTAGGTAATATAGTTGATTCAGGTAAAGGTGTTATCTCATTCAACGAATTAAAATAATTTCCCGCACCTGGGCTGAATATGACTATACAGTTATTTCTTATGTAAGCGTTATTTCCTGGAACACCGTAACCTACCTGTTGTGGAAAATTAGCGGAGTCAACAAAGTAACCTGTAGATGATCCTGATCCTACAGTACTACGATACCAGTATAAACCAGTTAATGCAAATCTTTTAAAATAAGCATAATAAAAATGTAATAGAGATCTGTCTCGGACGGCAGGAAGTATCTGATTTTCGATTATCCTATTAATATCTGCCCGTGTAGTCCATGTAAAGTCAAAAGTAGAGGCTGCGTCTTCTTCAAATAGTACTCCGTCTTCCGCAAAGATGTTTGTGCTGGAATATCGTCCGGTAGTATCAACTACATCAAGGAATCTGCTGACTCCGCTGCTAGTCCTATTAACCGCTTTTACCTTACTGACACTACTAAAATTAGTATAAGGGAAGATGTTATAATCTTCGCCAGTAACCATACGATTCTGTGTATAGTATTGCTGTGGTGCCTTGGTGCGTATTTCTGTGATACTTTCTCTAGCCACTGCATTCGCTATGGTATATTTTAAACTTGATACTATGGTTAATGTTTCAACACGACCTAACTTGCTGAGATAAGGTATGGCCAACGTGATGTTCTGCATCTCATCTGGTGTGATCTTATAGCTAAGTCCTGCACTGGATCTGCAATAGGCACGGAATGTTCCTTGCGGTATAGCGGAGAATGTGCCATCCCCAAATATTAGACCCACTTGATCACCGTTACGTGTTATAGTCTGGAAGCATTTTTTAGGAGAGTTATTATTGTATATGACATTCACTCCGTTGACCACTGGCACTTCGGTCCACTGAGTAAATACTGATCCAGTATTGCTGAGTTGGTATAGCCACACATCTGTGTTATTGATGTTATCGTAATTTATAGCCACCGAATTATTAGGGATAGCTTCATTAAAAGTAAATTCTACATTCTGTAGTGTACCTTGTTTAAAGTAGAAAAAGAATCCGGTGTTATTGCTAGCATTGCCTAGATTGTCATTCTTATATAATATGTTAAGTGGTCTATTAGGAGTAGGAGATACTTCATATATATAATTCTTGTCTTTACTGGTAGCACTAACTACTTCAAAGGGTAGATTGGCATTTTCTACTTGTACTTGGAAGGAAAATATCGGCATCATGCCCGGTGTTAGATTTAGGTTATACTCATCGTTGGCTACACCTGCGATAACTTTACTGCCTGCGGGACGGCCGATACTTTGATTGGTAGGTAGTGCAGAATTGAGGATAGTAACAAACTGCTCAAACCAATTGATGTTTGTGGGGTCATTCCATTTTACTATAAGGTTGCTGATGTCAGATCCATTGCTGTCGGTCAGTGTTTCTGTCGTCTGAACGCTGTCAAATTTTAAGAACCCTGTACTAGTAAGATTGCGTTTTGGATTATAGCTGACTAATCGTGCTAATTTTAATACGCTATCCCTACGTTCAGCGGTATCGATGAAGTTTTCTAGCATTGAGGTCTGAGCGAAAGGCAAGGCTTTGCCCCAGGAAAGCTATCATATCTATCAGTGCTATATATTCGCTAGACTCGACGAAATCGTTAAAATCTTCGGAGTAGTATAGTTGCAGATAGTCTATCATGCTCTTACGCAGAGTCTGGAAATCGTAACTCTGGAAGTCTGCGTTTTGGAAACTTTCATAGATCCTAGTCCAATCCTGATTGACTAGGAGGCTGTTCTGTCGTGTGGTGTTTGCCATATTAACCTCGTTTTAGATATTTATCGAAAACAAAATATGGGATTTTAAAGAGTACGGTTAGGTTGACCGGATTATCTGTTAAAATTAACTATTAGGCTACTACGTTGATTGGTTGATATGTATCGTAGCACTATTTCTATCTGTATACCCCTGTCATACTGGGTAACTATGACATTTTCGGCTGCTACCCGTGGATCAGACGCGATTATACGGTTAACATCCTGCACGATCGTAGCTTTACTGGATTCGTCCAGAGGTTCAAATATCATATCCCATATCACCGTGCCCACGTCAGGATTCATTAACTTTTCGCCTTTACGTAGGTTAAAGTGATTGGTTAGATCCTGTTTTACCAGTTCAAAGTCCGTGATCCTAAAGTGCTTTGATCTGTTTACTGTGCTAAATCCGTTATATAGAGCCATGTTGTATTTACACTCTCGCTACGATTTTAGAAGTATTACTTGCTGTAATAGTCGCTATCTGCGTTTGGCTGAATCGACCTTGATTATAATACTCTGATATAGCAGTTTTATCTAGATTAACTGCATCTTTAGTGCTACGATACCACTGTGTTGTGTTAGGAACTCC